TAAAAAGAGTATGAGGCTAGGTTTGTGGTTGAAAGTCGATGCTAGTCGCAGGCAAAACGATCCACGTAAGTTAGGCAAAGTTTTAATGAGCATGGTGCGGTATAGAAGTAAGTCCTGCCAGAGAAAATCTGAGAGTTCCAGTAGTGAGAGGTTAAGTCCGGGTAGCGAAAAATCCAGCAGGCGAGTGTGGGGTCAAAGACCAGGTCAGCTAGTCTCAATACAATATATCATGCGGTATAACAGTCTTGAAGGACTGTTTTTTTATTGTCTAAAATTGAAATTAACTACCAATTAACTACCTAGTGAACACTTAACAAACATAAGCTATATAGTAGGTACATTAATTCTAAAGTTTTCTAACGCTTTTTTAGTACTTTCCCTATTTATGTGAGTGTATATTTTGTGAGTAATCTCAGAACCTTTTTTATGACCAACTATAGCCTGCGTAATTGATTCAGGAACGCCATCAATCGCCATTTGGGTTACAAATGTATGTCTAGTAGTATGAAAAGGCCTATAAGGCAATTCTAGAGTTTTTAAAGCATCACTCCATTCTCTTAATACATACTTTTTAAGAATTGGTCCTCCAAGAGCAGTGGTAAAGATTAAATTATGTTCATTATTATAACTATTTCCAGCTTTTAATATATCTAAATCATTTTGAGTTTTTGCTCTTTTCCACATAGAATCGAAACTTTCAGTATATTCAATTTCTCTTACAGAGGTCATTGTTTTAGGTATAGTAAGCTTCATGCTACCACCAATTTTATTACCATCCTTATCAAAATCTCTAGTATATCGCAAAGAGCGCTTAATATTTATAATTCTTCTTTCAGTATCCACATCATCCCAAGATAAGGCTAATATTTCACCTTGCCTCATTCCTAAAGAGAAAGCTAAATAAGCGATGCCTGCTATTCTATTATTCGTTTTATATAAGTATCCTAAAATCATATTTCTCTCATCAGAAGAAAATACAACTAACTCATTCGAATTTTTTTCTTTCAAATAATTTATTTGTCCAGGAACCTTAATGCTCATGCAGGGATTTTTAATTATTATGTCATTCTCTATTTCATAATTAAAAAATCTTTTCAGTAGCTTTGTAAGTTTCGATAATAAAGTGTATTTTTTTCCAGAATGATATAACTTATTTAAATAAGTTTGTATAGCTATAGCTTTTATATCTACAACTTTTTTAATACCTATATCTTTAGAATCTTTAATATATAATCTGTATAGTGTTTCATATGTCTCAAAGGTGCTAGTTTTTATACCACTAGGCATGATAACATTGAATAACCATTGACCAAAAGCTTCATTCAAGGTATATTGAATAGCTTTTGAAGTTACATCTATACCGTTTTTTATATCATGTCTATATGCATCCCTTTTCTTTTCAGCTTCTGTTTTGTTGTTGCCATAGAATTGTTTAACTATTTTCTTTCCCTTACTATCATAACCAATTACTAGACTTGCTCTGTAGTAATTTTTGCCGTTGATAGTGCAATTTGTTTTAACAGCCATAACTATCTCCTTTCATCATATTCTGGATGATCTTTTATAAACATCTTCATTATTATAGCTAAACCTTTATTGGTCAAAGGCTCTGGATCTAGACAAGTAAATTCAATTCTCTTTTTTTCATATAGCTTCCAATAAAGCTTAACTAATGATATCTCATTTTTAGTTAATCCTTGAAATTCAGCTAAGTTTATAACATTTTGGCTCAAGAAAATCACCTCCTTTCAAACGTATGTTCTCATTAAAAATAAAAAATATATAATGCTTTAAGCATTTTTAAGTTATTCTATATTAAATCTAAGTTTTAAGAGAGGAAGGGGGATACTTTCAGCGCTAGCTATTTGCTCAAGAGTATAACCATAATATATGTCTAGTATATCCGCAGGTATCAATAGCCTTGCTGCAAAGTAATTAGCTTGTCTCTCTAATTTATCTACTGAATAAAAGGTATTATTAATTAAAAAAGGCGTATTAGCGTTAGAGTGGAATATAGCATGTCCTAATTCATGACCACATGTAAACAATTGCTTAGAATATGTTAAGTCCTCATTTACATGTATCATTTTTTGCCTAACAAATTTATTGTAATACCCATTTATTGAACCTAGTGGCTCTTTAAAAATAATTATATTTTCTCCTTTAGCTATATCAAAAGGATTATTGGTTTGATATTTTTTGACCAACATATCTATTTCATTATCTATATTATCCCTCATAAATTCTCCCTATTTATTTTCTATATTTTTTTGGAGTAAATTTATTCTTAGCTATTTGCTTAGCTAATCTCATAGAATTTTCTAAGCTTATTTTAAGCAGTTCTTTAGTTTCCTCATCAATAGGCTCTCCATCAAACATTAAACCTTCTTGATTTTCTTGAAGTTGTTCTAATGTTTCACTAAGAGCTTTACTTATATCTTTTTTATCTTTTTTGTTTAATTTATATTCTAAGTTATTATTTTCTGTATTTTTTTCTTCATCAGACAAAAGATAATCAACGGTTACGCCTAAAAACTCTGCTATTTCTTTTAGCTTTTCAGAGCTAGCTCCATTTTTGTTACTTTCGATCATCCCTATAGAAGATTGCTTTAATCCAACAGCTTCCGCTAATTGAACTTGAGTAATTTTTTGCTGTTTTCTTAATTGCTTTATTCTATCACCTAACAAGACTATCACCTCTTAGTAATCATTTTATCATAATAAATGATAAAATCAATAGAAAAATTAAGAAAACAAAAGAAAATATGAGTATGAGTGATTTAAATTGAAATTATATCAGTTTTTCTGATATAATAAAGTTTTATAAATATCAGAAAAACTGATATTATGTTTACATAAGGTGATTGAAGTTAGAAAGGAAGTGATAATTATGAAGATAACGCCTATAAGACTTAAAAGATTAAATGCAGGAATTGAATTAGAGGAGGCTGTTGAGAAATTAGGGGTTAGCAGAAGTACGGTTTACAAGGTTGAACAGGGACATTTGAAGCCATCAAGAGATTTAATTCGTAGAATGAGCAAAGTGTATCAATGTTCTACTGACGATATATTTAAGGCTTTAAAAATGTAATCTTGAAAGGAGAAGAAAAATGCCAAAAGTAAAAACAATAACTACAAATGAATTAGAACTTATAAATGTAAAAATAACTCTTACCATAGAGGAAGCTGCAATATACGCAGGAATATCAGCGGATAAGATTAGACAATTAGTACACACCAAGGATTTTCCATGTTTTAAGAATGGAAACAAATGGCTTATAAATAAACAAATGCTCCAGGAGTGGATTGCAAAGGTAAGCGTGGAGCATAGAGAAATTTAATCTAAAACTCAACATAATTTCAAATAAGTAAAGGAGGATTCAAAGTGAATAAGTTAAAACCATTAGAATTTAAAAAACAACGTATAATAACAACTAAAGTTTTGGCAGAAGAGTTTGGTACAGAAGAAAAAAATGTTCAAATGAATTTCGCTAACAATCATACAAGATTTATAGAGGATAAGCATTATTTCAAATTAGAAGGACAAGCGCTAAAAGATTTTAAAAATAGCTTACCCAATGATATTGGGTCACCTCTAAAATATGCAAGCTCACTGATTTTATGGACAGAAAAAGGAGCAGCAAGGCACGCAAAAATTCTTGATACAGATGAAGCATGGGAAGTGTACGAACAGTTAGAAGAAACTTATTTCAGAGTTAAGGAAAGTGAACCCAAAACAATAGAAGATTTAATAATAATGCAAGCTCAAAGCATTAAGAATTTAAAACAACAGGTTACAGAAGCTAATTACAATGCTACAAAAGCAATTGATAGCGCAGAAGAAACTAAACAAGAAGTACAAGCTATAAGAGAAGCTGTAACATTAGAACCTAACCAATGGAGAAAAGATACAGCTAATCTAATTAATAAAATAGCTACCAAGTTAGGAGGTTTTGAACATATAAAACCAATTAGAGATGAAGCTTACAATTTATTAAACAACACCTATGGAGTAGATATAAAAAGAAGATTACTTAATAAGCGAAAGAACATGGCTCTGGAAGGTTGCAGTAAATCTAAAATAGAGAAAGTTAATTACTTAGATGTTATTGCAGAAGATAAGAAACTTATTAATGGATATATAAACATAGTTGGAAGATTAGCTGTTAAACATGGGGTGGCTTAAGAAAGGAGCTGGTTACATGAAAGAATTAAAAGAAAAACTAAATGCTTATGTAAGTAAATATGGGCTACTGGATCCTAGAACATTAGAAGTAAGTCAACAAGTAGATGTTCTAGTGGTACAGGCTATGAGGGGAGGAAAGATAATTGAAGCACGCTAAGAAGCTAACTAGATCCATGAAGAAAGCTCTTAAAGATTTGAATTTGAATCCTAGCAATTATCTATACACCAAAAGAGATCACGAGAGTTTTACACCTTATAACAAGATAACCGAGAAGGAACTACATCCAGTAAGGTATTAGGAGGAAGTTATGAAGAAATATAAAGCAACTAATTTCGATTTCTTTATAGGGTTTACAGCTATATTGCTAATATTCTATTTCTTTTATCAAGTAACTATAAGGTAGGAGTTGAGACAATGCCAGTACAAATTCTAAATGAGTATATAATGCAATGTCAAAAATACAGTATTAAACCAAGTTTTAAAGGATTAAGGATTTTTTATAATTTCCACAAGGTTAGGAGGGAGTTATGGGTAATATTCTAAGGCTATATTTAGAGGTTGCTAAAGAAGCAGCAAGATTAAAGTTAGAAGGTATGGAAAAAGAAGATGCTTTAGAAAAAGCAAAAGAAATTTTCGGATTAAAAAAGGTCGCTGAAGTATCAATCAATAAGGAGGAGTGTTAATGATTGAATATGATAGTCGTGGAAACATGAAATATAATCCAGAATTACATTTTAATCAAGGAACCTCATGGACTACTGAAGATTTAGAATATTTTATAAATTGGCTTGATGTAGTTGGATATGAGGAAATGTCGTTAGCTTTAGGAAGGGATGAGAGGACGCTTAGAACTAAAGCTTACTCACTACGTAAGAAAGGACTAATGAAAAAGAATAGTTCACAAATAAGGCATAGAAGGCTTTTAAAGGATGGTGAACAACTTGCGTTATAGTAAACCATCAAAAGAAAAAAGAGTTGCGCCAACAACTCCTAAAAATAAAATTAACAAAACATTCAATAACAATATAACAGATATAGAGAAAAGTTTCAAATATAACATTCAAGATGGACAAGTTTATAAACAAGCTACTGGAGAAGATATAGAGATAGATCCAGAGCTAATAAGAGATAAATTGGAGGAATAAAAATGGCTAAATTTAAAATTGATGTAGAGATAGATTGGTTAGATGAGGATGGAGCTTTAGATGAACAAATAAAAGAAAGTATGAAAGATGAAATCATAGCAAAAATTGAAAAAACTGTTATGTCAGATATTAGAGATACTGCAGTAGATATTGCTGAACAAAGAATAGGGTTGTGGATTAATAAATTCATTCAAACTATGTCAGTAGAAAAGACAATACCTTATAAATCAAGCGAGTATGGAAGCAAAGTTGAAATGATATCAATGGAGGAAATGTTAGGAAAGCAGTTTGAAAAAGCTTTAAATCAACAAGTTGATAAAAATGGTAATTATACAAACAGCTCATATGACAGATATGGAACTAGATTGCAATGGTTAACTGGAAAAATGGCTGAAAAATATGCAGATGAAAAGGTGGCAAGTTTTATTAAAGATATCAAGGGAGATATAGAACTATATACTTCCAAAAAGGTTAAAGAAGAAATGATGAAGCAATTAACTGCTCAACTAGTTAAGAATATAGACTTTAATAAGGTTTTCAAGGAGGAAATATAGATGATTATAGTTTTAAAGAGTCTTAAATTAAAGAACTTTAAAGGAATAACAGCCTTAAGTATAAACTTCTCAAAGGTTACTAATATCTTTGGAGAAAATGCAACTGGAAAGACTACTATTTTTGATAGCTTCACATGGCTTTTATTTAATAAGGATAGTCAAGATAGAGCTAAATTTGATATACAGCCTTTAGACAGTGAGAATAAGGTTGAAAAAATGATAGAAACAGAGGTTGAAGCAACTCTTCTTATAGATTCGACCGAATTTATTCTAAAGAAAGTTTTAACACAAAATTGGGTGAAAAAACGTGGTGAGGTTGAAGCAGAACTTAAAGGTGGAAATAACTCTTATTATATCAATGAAGTTCCTGTTAAAGAAGGGGAATACAAGAAAAGGATAAATGAAATTATAGAGGAAAACATCTTTAAGTTAATAACTAATCCTTTGTATTTTAGTACTAATATGAAATGGCAAGATAGGCGTGGAATTATTCTCAAAATTGTAGGTGATATAACCAATGAAAGAATAATATCCTCACATGGAAGTTTAGAAGGATTAAGCAAATTATTAATAAATCAGAATGTTGATGATGTAAAAAAGAGTACTGCAGCTAAAAAGAAAAAGCTTATTGAAGATAAAAAATCTATTCCCTATAGAGTTGATGAACTAAATAACTCTATTAAAGAATATGACTTTGAATCTCTAGAATTTCAAAAGAGAAATATCCAGAGTGCAATAAATAGTATTGATGAAAAGTTAATGGATAGTAGTAAAGCAAATGAAGGTTTGCTAAAAGAACAGGATAGGCTTTATAAACTTAAATCTAAGTTAAAGGATATTGAGTATAAAGCTAAAAGTGAATCTGAACTACCTTTAAGAGAAATGACAAATAATTTATACAAAGTTAAGTCACAAATTCAAGATATTAACTATAACCAAATAAGAGTTTTAGAGAATAGAAGAGATAATTATTCTGATCAAATAATTAACCTAAAAACTGAAATGGATCATCTAAGAAATCAGTGGACTGAAAAGAACAATGAACAATTGATATTTGATGAAAGTAAATTCAATTGTCCTACTTGTAACAGACCTTTAGAAGAGCATGACATTGAAACCACTAAGCATGAAATGTTAGAGAATTTCAATTTAACAAAAGCTAGAGCATTAAAATCTATAAGCGAAAAAGGTACTGAAAAAAAGAAAAAAGTAAGTGAATTAGAATCTTTAATAAACGCTTTAACCGAAGAGTTAATTCCATTGAATGAAAAAATAGTAGAACTGGAAAGTAAACAATTAGAGTTAGAAGCTGATATTAAGAGCTTTAAACCTTCTTTAAACCTAGATTCTAATAAAGAATATCAAGAAATACTTTCTCAAATAAGCACATTAGAAAGTAAGCTACAACAACCTAGGGAAACTAACAATAATCAAGAACTTAAGAATAAAAAATATCAACTTCAAGCAGATTTAGAACAAGTAAATAAACAATTAGCAGCTAAAGAGCAAAATGAAATCATCCATGCAAGAAAATCTGAATTACTGGATCAAGAGAAATCATTAGCTCAACAAATCGCAGATTTAGAAAAGACAGAATATCTTTGTGAAGAGTTCATAAAAGCCAAAGTTAATTTGCTTGAAAATAGTATAAACGAAAAGTTTAGATATGTGACATTTAAACTATTTGAAACTCAAGTAAATGGTGGGATTAATGAGTGCTGCGAAGCTTTAGTTAATGGAGTACCTTTCAGCAATGCAAATACTGCAAGTCAATACAATGCAGGGCTAGATATAATAAATGCTTTATCTGAATACTACAATGTTGAAGCTCCTATTTTTATAGATAATAGGGAATCTGTAAACCAACTTATAGATATAGAATCTCAAATAATTAACTTGATAGTGAGTACAGATAAGTCATTAAAAATAGAAAATTTAGAAAGTGAGGTTGCATGATAAAAATAAAGCACATTCCTGAGAAGGTAGAAAAGCATAGTTGTGATAATTGCAATAGAGAAATGCCTTTTGTAGTAGAATACAGTTTTTCTGATGATAAAGGCAAAGAATACAACAAAATTACTTTATGTGAGGATTGTGCAAATGCAGTAGCAAACTTATTTTACGAATCCATGAAAGACGGTAAGTCTTTTAAATATGACAAAGATGAAATAGAAGAATATAAGGAGGAAATATAATGGAAAATGCAAATAAACAACAAGCACTACAAGCTCAAGCTAATAGCGCAATGGGGCTAGTTAAGGAAGAAGCTCTAAATGCGGTAATGTCTAAAATTACATCCTTACAAAAACAACAAGAAATAACAATTCCTAAGAATTACTCTCCGCAGAATGCAATCAACAGTGCATGGCTTTTATTACAAGGAGTGCAAGATAAAAATTATAAACCAGCTTTAGAAGTTTGTTCTAAAAATTCAATAGTTCAATCTTTATATGATATGGTTCTGCAAGGATTATCTCCTGCTAAAAAGCAATGCTATTTCATTGTTAGAGGAACAGAGCTTTGCCTTGATAGAAGTTATTTCGGATCACAAGTTGCTGTTAAGAGATTGAAAGGGGTAAAAGATATCAACGGAAATATAGTGTATGAGAATGATGTATTTGAATATACAATAGATCCTTCTAATGGAACTAAAAAGATTTTGAAGCATGAGCAAAAAATAGAGAATATAAACATCTCTAAAATAAAGGCTGCTTATGTCTATATCGTGTTAGAAGATGGAAACAATCATTTAGAAATAATGACTATAGATCAAATAAAAGCTGCATGGAATCAAGGCCCTATGAAAGGGAATAGCGGAGCGCATAAAAACTTCACTGATCAAATGGCTTTGAAAACTGTTATAAATAGAGCTTGTAAAAAATACGTAAATACCTCTGATGATAGTGATGTATTTGCAGAAGCTTTTAATAGAGACTACTCAGGGCGATATGACAGTAAAGATATAATCGAAGATACTGACGAAGTTGTAAAAGAAGAAATTAAGGAAAATGCAAATAAGAAAGAAATTGATATTCAGGAAGAAGCCAATGTAATAGATGTAGATCCTACACCTGCAGATAAAGAAAAGGAACAACCTCAACAAGTCAAATTACAAGGTCCAGGATTCTAACATGAAACTAGCTGTATTAGGGAGTGGTAGTAGTGGTAACTGCTACTTACTCCAAAATGAAAATGAAGCATTAATTATAGAGTGTGGACTACCATATAAAACTATTCTAAAAGGCTTGGATTTCAAGTTACAGAATGTAGTTGGGTGTTTAGTCTCTCATGAGCATAAAGACCATTCTAAGGCTATAAGAGAACTACTGGAGAATGGAATAGATGTTTATGCAAGTGAAGGAACTATGAGAGTAATAGCAAATGAATCGAAGTATATAAAAACTTATTTCAGATTAAATTTCATAAAATCAGAAAAACAAATTAAGATTGGTAATTTTGCAATACTACCTTTTGAAGCTGAACATGATGCAGCAGAACCACTAGGATTTTTAATACAGCATAAGGACATAGGAAAGCTTTTGTTTATAACAGATAGCTACTACTGCAAATACAAGTTTAAAGGTGTAAATCACATTATGATTGAGTGTAACTATAGTGAGGATATTCTAAGAGAAAACCTAGAGAATGAAGTTATTCATCCAGTACTAAGAGATAGATTAATTAAATCTCACTTTAGTTTGGAGAATGTAAAAGAGTTTTTAAAAGCTAATGACTTAAGCAAAGTTAGAAATTTAATGTTAATACATTTATCTAGTAGTAATAGCAATGCTAAGACGTTTAAAAGCGACATAGAAAGACTTACAGGGAAACCAGTATATATTGCAAACAAAGGATTGGAGATAGAATTGGAGGGATTATAGAATGGAAGGCTTTATAGGATTGTATAGATCTTTATTAGATAAACCAATATGGAAACAATCCACTCCCGAACAAAAAACAATCTTAATTACAATTCTATTAATGGTTAACCATAAAGAAGCAGAATGGGAGTGGCAAGGTCAAAAATTCAGTGTAAAACCTGGTCAAACAGTAACAAGTTTAGAAAATATAGTTTTGAATTGTGGTAAAGGTGTAACCACACAGAATGTTAGAACTGCTTTAAAGCGTTTTGAAAAACTCGGATTTTTAACAAATGAATCAACAAAGACAGGAAGGCTTTTAAGTGTTGTGAATTGGGAGGTTTACCAAGTTGAACAAAAGCAAACTAACAAAGATACTAACAAAGACCTAACAAAGAGCCAACAAAGACCTAACAAAGACCTAACAAACGACCAACAAAGACCTAACAAAGACCTAACACCTAACAAAAATGATAATAATAATAACAATGATAATAATGATAAAAAGATAGAAGAAGAACCTCCAATTCTTGAACCTCTATCTAATCTAACTCAATTTGAAGAAGCGTTTTTAAAACAGTATGGAGAAACATCATATCGAACTTGGTTAGAACCATGTGAGGTTAAAGATACAGTTAAAGAAGTTCTTATAGTAGCTCCAAGTGATTTTACTAAATCTATATTAGAGAGCAGATACAAAGATGGTATGGAACTTTTATGTAAGAAGAAAATTGAAATAAAGGGAAGTGCATAAAGAAATGAAGATAAAAGATTTGAAAAAACTAATTGAGAAATTTAATGATGAAGATGAAGTTGCTATAGAGATAGATGAAGAAGTTTATAACTGTTTTGGATATGAACTTGACTATAAGGTATATGAAAATGGAACGCCAACATTAGTAATAGCTCAAGACTTAGATTATTAAGGGAAGTGCATAGATGGACATAACACAGGATATAAAGCTATGCAAGGAGATAGTGGAACAATATAACAACTTAACCTCAGAGGATTGTGCAGGAGCCTTTAGACTAAGCAAGATAGCTTTGATAATGTATGACAGATTAAGCGAGTTAAGGTTATATGCAGATAAGATAGAACTTCAAGGATTAAATAAAACTGAGAAGAAAGAGTTTTTAAGAGCAAAGATGAAGGTTATGGATTATATTCATGTATCAAGCAGAGTTATTTTTACAGCTGCTAATAGTGATAGTAGTAAGTTTAAGAGAGTGTAGGTGGGAAAGATAAAGGGATATTTAAACTGGCTAGTAATAGATTAGATTCAGGAATGCGTAGATAAGTATATTAAATCGGAGTAATTCTAGATAAAATGTACCGCGGTACCTCCAGACGTGGAGGGAATGTATAAATGTTAAAGGTTAGAACGTTGTTTAGTGGAATAGGAGCGCCTGAGATAGCGCTAAGAAATTTGAAAATAGCATACGAGTTAGTAGATTTTTGTGAAATAGATAAATATGCAGTGAAAAGCTACTGTGCAGTTCATGGATTATCAGAAGAAAAGAACTTAGGAGATATCACAAAGGTATGGGGCAGAAATTTACCATATGCGGATTTGCTTGTTTGGGGATTCCCTTGTACAGATATAAGCGTAGCAGGAAAGCAAAAAGGTATTATAGAGGGCGAGACTAGAAGCGGCCTTTACCATGAAGGTTTAAGAATACTAAAAGAAACAAAGCCTAAATACTCAGTTATAGAGAATGTTAAAAATCTTACAGGGAAGAAGTTTAAGGCTGAGTTTGAACAGATATTAAAAGATTTAGATGAAGCAGGTTATAACAGCTATTGGAAGGTATTAAACGCTAAAGATTATGGAATACCTCAAAACAGAGAAAGAGTTTTTATTATAAGCATAAGAAAAGATATAGATTCTGGAACTTTTAATTTTCCAATAGGTTTTGATAATGGATTAAGGCTTAATGATTACTTGGAAGATGAAGTTGACGAAAAATATTATATATCTCAAGAAAAAACAGAGAATTTAATAATGCAACTAAAAGATAAAGACGTTAGCAATACCATTAGAACTGGTGGGAGAGGAAGTTTAGACAAGCATCAATGGGATATGGTTCGTATAGGTAATACGCATCCGTCTGGGAAAGGAATGAATGGAAATGTTTATGCTGGAAATATGTCTCCTACATTAACAACCAATAAAGGGGAAGGTATAAAGATGGTAATACCTTGCATAACACCAGATAGAGTAGAAAAAAGACAAAATGGTAGAAGGTTTAAAGAGGATGGAGATCCTATGTTTACAATAACTAGTCAAGATAAACATGGAATACTGCAAGTTAAAAAAAATTCACCAACAAGAATAGGGAATATTTATGGGGAGCAGTTCGGAACGGGATATGCAGGGAATGTATGGGATAAAGAAGCTATATGCCCCACACTAATGACTATGCAAGGCGGAGGAAGACAGCCTATGGTTATGACAGATGGTTCACAATATAGAATTCGAAAGTTGACACCAAAAGAATGCTGGCGACTAATGGGTTTTGGAGATGAGGACTTTCAAAAGGCAGTTGATGCAGGAGTTTCAAACTCGCAATTATATAAACAAGCTGGGAATAGCATTGTAACAGATGTACTGTTTTATGTATTCAAAAATTTACTTAAAACTGAAATAGAATCTGTTTATGAAGAAAATAAAGAGTTAAGTTAGTTCGCAATACAAAAAAATAAAGACAGAAATATATATTCTGTCTTTAAAGAGGAATTTTGGTTCTCGTATGAAATATATCATCTCAAATATACAAAATAATTACAGTAAAAGCAATAATTAGAACATAAAAGTAACTTTTACGTACATTGAAATTTACAATTATTAAATTATGTTAATAAGAACAGCAAGGAAAACTAATGAGAAACTAGGGAATAACCTAAATTTTAAGTATATTCATACCATTGCATTATCATTTGATAATCAATTAATAATAAATTAAAAAGAAAGGAAGGATGAAAATGGAAAACATGATAAACCTAGAACAATTTGCAGATGGAGCATTTGCGGAAAAAGTAAATATAGGATTAAAGGAGGTTTTAGCAAACATAACAGATCCTAATACAGACTGGAAGAAGAAAAGAAAGCTAACTATTGAACTTACATTTTCAGCTAGAGAAGATAGAGAGCTAACAGCAGTAGACATTATTGCAAAACCTAAGTTAGAGCCTGCAAAACCATTAAGTACAACAATAGTTATGGGTACAGATGGTAAGGGAGGAATTATGGCAAGTGAATTTAAAAAGCAAATACCTGGACAATCTGTTATGAGGGTTGATGAAGAAACAGGAGAAGTTTTAACCACAGCAGAAGAAAGAGAGCCAATAAACTTGGAGGGTATTAAGTTAGTTAAATAATTAAAAAAATTAATATAGCCATGGCAAGGGGCTTAAACCTTGCACATTAATTAAAAGGTGGAATTTAAAATGGAAAACAGAGAAGCTTTAGAGTATTTAGTAGGATTAGGAGAAAAGAAGGAACCAATAATTGAATTGGATCAAGGGACATTTTCAAAGGTTAGTTTAACAAGAATTACAGAACCTACAGCATCAAAATTAACAGTATCTACTCTTACAGGTTTAGTAGATTATATTAAAACAAATGTAGACGAGTTAGAAGGAAAGCTATTAATTCAAGTTAAGTCGCCAAGTGAAGTTGCTTTATATAGTCCTCTAAATGTGGATAAAGATAGAGAAAAGTATGTATCAGCAGAAGCTATACTTCCTAACAATGTTGTATATGAGAGATTCTTAGATACAGAAAGATTTAATATTATGCTGCAGAGTTCCTTTGTAGATGCACATGATAAGAAAGTGTTACTTAAATACACTGGATTAGTTCAAGATGATGCAGTTAAGAGCATAGGAGACAATGGTGTAAGCCAAGCTGTAACAATTAAAACTGGTGTTGCAAGTTTAGGACAAGCAGAAGTGCCAAACCCTGTAACATTGGCACCATTCAGAACATTCCCTGAGATAGAGCAACCTGAAAGTAAATTCATTTTTAGAATGAAAGAAGGTCCAAGTGCTGCGCTTTTTGAAGCTGATGGTGGAGCGTGGAGAAATAAAGCAATATTAGGTATTAAAGAGTACTTGAAAGAAGCTTTAAAAGAAAATGAGAACATTGAAATAATTGCATAAGAAAGTGGAGGGGTAAAACCCTCCATGTAAAAAAAAGAAGGTGGATCCATGAATAAGTATTTAAGTCATAAAACTGTAGTAGATGGGATTACATTTGATTCTAAAGATGAAGCAAAGTATTATGAAGCACTAAAGATAAGAAAGTATAGAGGAGAAATATTAAACTTTGAATTACAACCTAAATTTACATTAGTACCAAGTTTTAAAAAGGATGGCAAAACAAATAGAGCGATAACATATACTCCTGATTTTACTATATATCATAATGACGATAGCGTGGAATATGTAGATGTTAAAGGAATGACTACACAACAAGGAGAATTACGAATAAAATTATTCAATTACTTTTATATAGATTTAAAGTTGAGCATAGTTGCTAGAAATCTAAAATATGGTGATGAATATGGATTTATAGATTTTTATGAACTAAAGAAGATTAGGAGTAAAAATAGAAGAAGTAAAGTTAAATAAGCCTCTTACCCACAGGGCAAATAAAAAATATTAAATAAAAGGAAGGTGTAGAAAACCTTTGTTACACTTAATCTTGTAGCTCTGTGGGATTTTTTTTATAAAAGAATTAACCATAATATTGTGAAGGGAAGGAAATTAAGAAATGAGTTGTCAAGCAGTTAAAAACGGTGAGGTTAAGAGAAAAGGAAAACCAAGTATCGAATATCATGATGATAACGGAAAGCCTGTATATTACTGTTATGGATATATAGATTATGGCACAGAAGAATTAATAAAAACTTGTGCAAGTTGCAAAAGAAATGTGATATATGCACAGGGAGATTTAGAAGGACTAGAAGAAGGATTGCTAGAAGTGTTACAAAGTGCAACATGATAATTAAAACTCAAAAAATCAAGTAATTAAATAGCTCTGTGGGATTTTTTATAAGGATGTGAAAATATGAAAATAGGTTTGAATCTAGATGATTTAGAAAAATATATAGGTAAAAAGGCAACAGTAGTAACTCTAAAAGGTGAGAAGAAAATTAAAACTAGAGTACAGGTGGTAGAAGTTATTAACGATAGGCAGTTTCTTTGTAATGTGCTAGGTAATAACAATAAGGTTAGATATAAAGAATGTTTCTTTGTAGAAGATCTAATAGATAAATTAGAGGTGAGTTAAATGAAAATAGTACTAGCTGTTATTGTAGTTATATGTATTTTACTTACATTAGGGTTATGCAAAGCAGCAGGAAAGGATAGGAGGGATTGAAGTGCAAAGATTTTGTGAAGATTGCAGAAAAGAAACTACTCATGACCAGGATATTATAGTCTATGAAGCTGATGAAACGGAAAGTAAGTTTTATATTTGCAAAGAGTGCGGACATATTGACGTAAATGTAGGACCTATAGATTATGAGGATTTAATAAGGGAGGGATAGTCTTGAATAAAGAAGAGTTATCTAAGTATAGAAAAATATCTTGTGAAATAGATTTACTTAAAAGGCAATTAGAAAAAGTAGAACCTGAGTTTACTACAGATTCAGTCACAGGATCATATACAGAATTCCCTTTTATACAATGCAATATTAAAATATCAGGTGTTGATACAGATTCTTATAGAAAAAGAGTTTCTGGAATAAAGAAAAGGTTAAGCAAGAAACTTAATGAATTGATTGAAGAGAAGGATAAGCTTACAGAATATATTTATACCTTAGAGGATAGCAGCTTAAGACAGATATTAATATATAAATATATAGAAGGACTAACATGGAAGGATATAGGGGATAAAATGAATTACGCAACTAGTACTGTAAGATTAAAACATGATGCGTTTATGAAAAGATTAGCACCTATTAGCACATCAAACATGCTATGATTGTATCATGGAATTTTGTGGCATGACCTCCTACTTAAATATAAGGCATCTAATTAAGTTTAGGTGTCTTTTATTATATAAATATTGATTAGCAGTAGCAGGAACTTACAAACGTGGTTACTGCATCAAGACACTCGAAAGGGTGTCTTTTTATTATATAAAAATAAGGTGATTAAAATGAAATGTAATATTAAAAGGAAACAATATGAGAAATGTATTAAATGTGAATATTGCACTAAAATAAATGAGGACAAGTTATTTTGTCCTTTTTTAAGTTGTTTTAAGAATAAATAATTAAGGAGGTGAGCCTAGTGGCAAAATCTAAATGGGAAGATATTAAAGATAAACTAATACTTATTGAAGGTTGGGCACGTGATGGGCTCACTGATGAACAAATAGCTGCTAATTTAGGGATAGGGAAGACAGCTTTTTATAAATATAAAAAAGAACATACGAACTTTGCGAACGCCTTAAAAAAGGGAAAAGAAGTTATTGATTTTGAGGTTGAGAATTCACTTCTTAAAAGAGCTCTAGGATATGAATATACAGAAGTAACTAAAGAGAGGATCATGAAGAAAGATGAAAAAGGACAACCGGTTACTGATATACACGGATTTCCTTGTTATGAAATGGTAGTTACTAAAACAGTTAAGAAAGAAGTTGTACCAGATACCACAGCACAAATATTCTGGCTTAAGAATAGAAGACCTGACAAATGGAGAGATAAACAGGAAGTTCAACATAGTGGTGGTATTGCAAGTGAAATTAATATAAAAATAGATGGTGAGGACTATGGCGATTAATATAGAAATTGATTCAAAAGTATTTAATCCCATATATTATAAACGCCAGTTTAAGAATAATAATAGATATCAGATTTACTTTGGTGGTTCATCCTCAGGTAAATCTTTTTCTTTAGCTCAAAGAACTGTTTTAGATGTACTTAACGGAAAGAGAAATTACTTAATAGTAAGAAATGTACAAAGTACAATCAAAAGATCGTGTCTAAATGAAATAACTAAGGCAATAAGCGCATTTAAAGTAAATGAGTACTTTGAAGTAAATAAAACAGATATGATAATTACATGTAAACTTAACAAAAAGCAAATTTTATTTTGTGGTTTAGATGATGTTGAAAAGATTAAATCAATAACACCTATAGATGGAGTAATAACTGATATATGGGTTGAAGAAGCAACCGAGACAGAATATAAAGCTGTAAAACAACTTGATAAAAGACTTAGAGGAAGAAGTGAAGTAACTAAGAGATTAACTCTAAGCTTTAATCCTATATTGAAAGATCACTGGCTATATACTGAATACTTTGATATATGGGAAGATAATAAACAATATGTAGAGAAGAATAACGTAAGTATATTAAAGACTACATACAAAGATAATAAATTCTTAACTAAGGATGATATAGAAGCTTTAGAAAATGAAACTGATAAATACTACTATGAAGTTTATACATTAGGTAATTGGGGAGTTCTTGGAGCTGTTATATTTAAAAATTGGAAGGTGCTTGATTTCAGTGATATAGAAAAGACGTTTGACAATCATAGACATGGAATAGACTGGGGGTTTGCTGATGATCCTTTTGCATATATCAAGTCCCATTATGATAAGACAAGAAAGAAAATTTATATATGTGATGAAATAGAAGCTGTAGGATTATTGAATGAAGAATCTGCTCCAATGGTTAAAGATAAAGCTGGAAGTAGCAAAGTTACTTGTGATAATGCAGAACCTAAATCAGTAAGTGATTATAAAAGACTTAGAGTTAATGCTAAAGCTGCTAAAAAAGGACCAGGAAGTATTGAGTTTGGAATTAAGTTCTTACAGGGGTTAGAGATAATAATACACCCTAGATGTCAGAACTTTAAAAATGAAGTAAGTAAATATAAATACAAGGAAGATAAGAATGGCAATGTACTTCCAATACCAGTAGATAAAGATAACCATTTAATTGATGCTCTTAGATATTCCTTAGAAGATGATATGGTTCAAAATAAAGTTAAGATAGGTAACAAAGCTAAATTAGGATTGAGGTGATAAAAATGGCAATTATAAAAGATAGAGACTTATTAAATAAAGATGGCTCTATACCAGTAGAGCTATTAGTTAAGTGTTTAAGTAATCATAAAAATATGCTAGACAGATATAAGCTATTAGATAGCTATTATGATGGAGAACATAGAATATTAAATAGAACATTATCAAGTGATTCATTGCCTAACAACAGACTTGTAGCAAACCATGCAGAGTATATTACAGATATGGCTACAGGGTATGTATTTGGAACTCCTATAAGCTATAGTGGAGATGGAGTGGAAGAGCTAAACGAGATATTTACAGATATTGACGAGGATAGCCATAACAATGAGTTAGCTTTAGATATTTCTATATTTGGGTTAGGACATGAACTTTTATATATGAATGATGATGAAATACCATATCCAGAACTAGCGACATCAAGTCCATTAAATTCTTTCTTAGTTGTAGATAGCACAGTAAAACATAAAGGTATGTTTGGAGTAACTTATTATGAAAAGAGAGATATTGATGATAACATAAAAGGTTATGATGTTAATGTTTATACAGAAGATAAGATAATACATTATTTCTTTCAAGATTTATCAAGCAGAACACCAACTTTGATAAGTGAAGAAGAACATTATTTTGATGGAATACCTTTGATTGAATATCAGAATAATAAGAAATACAAAGGAGACTTTGAGGGTGTATTAACTCTCATAGATGCATATAACCTTTTACAGAGTGATAGAGTTAATGATAAAGAGCAGGTAGTTGATGCTCTTTTAGCAGTTATAGGGGCTTCTTTAGGTGATGATGAAGAAGAAAAGATTAAGACAGGCAAACTCTTAAAAGAGCTAAAGATTATAGAGCTTGATGAAGGTGGAGATGCAAAATGGCTAGTCAAGAATCTTAATGAAACAGAAATAGAAGTACTTAAGAAGTCACTGAAAGATGATATACATGAATTCAGTAAAGTCCCTTGTCTAACTGATGAAAACTTTGTAGGAAATGCTTCAGGTGTGGCTATGAAGTACAAGCTTTTGGGGTTTGAGCAATTAGGTAAAACCAAAGAAAGATACTTTAAAAAAGGCTTAAGACAAAGATTAAAACTAATGAGTAATATAGAGAACATTAGAGCCAAGAATATAGATTCAAGCAAGATAAACATTACTATGAAACGTTCCCTTCCAGTAGATAATGAACTCATGGCAAAGATAGCTCAAGAAACAGATGGGTTTATAAGTTGGGAAACTAGAGTAAAGAGATTTGATGAAGAACTAGATGTAGAAGAAGAAAGAAAAAAACTTGATGATGAGAATAAAAAGAAAATAGAAGAGCAACAAAAAACATTTGGAGCATATGACTTTAAAACTACTGGTGGTGGAGTAGATGAAGAAGAGTAATGCTTACTGGGAGCGAAGAGCTAATGCCAGAATGGCAGAGTATCATAAATCTTCTGATGAAACTATCATTAAAATAAATAAAGCATATGATAAGGTTATTAAAGATATAAATGATGATATCAATAAGATATTTTTTAAGTTTCAAACAGATAGTGGATTAACTTTATCTGAAACAAGAGATTTATTAAATAGTAAAATACCTAAGAAAGAACTGGATTCAATAAAATTAAAAATAAATGGTATCCAGGATGAAGATTTAAAAAAGTATTTAATGGCACAACTTAATTCAGAAGCTTATAAGGCTAGAATATCAAGACTTGAAGCTCTCAAACAAAGTGTATATATTAATACTAAAATAGCAGCTGATGTAGAGATATCACAAAGTACAAGGCTATATACTGATAATATAAGAAAAGCATATTATGCTAATCTTTATGACATACAAAAAGGTACTGGATTAGGTTTTAGTGTGGCTCAAATGCCTGTACAAACAGTTCAAGAGATACTAAGGAATAAATGGAGTGGTAAACACTATTCAAAGCGTATATGGCGTAATACAGATGTTTTGGCAGAAAAGCTTGAGGAAATAATAACTAGTGGGTTAATGAGTGGTAAAAGCTCTAGAAAAATGGCAAAAGAGCTAAGAGATCAAACTGATTATGGCAAGTTTGCAGCAGAGAGATTAATAAGAACAGAAACTACTTATGTTGTAAATGCTGCTGAAATGGAAAGTTATAAAGAAGCTGATATAGATAAGTATATATTCGTGGCTACGTTAGACATGAGAACTTCTGAGATATGCAGAGAAATGGATGGTAAAATAATTGAAGTTGATAAGGTTATAGCAGGCGAAAATCTTCCTCCACTTCATCCGTATTGTAGGTCAACAACTAGAGCTTATTTTGAGAATATGGAAAGACTTCAAAGAAGAGCTAGAGATCCTAAGACTGGCAAGACACAAATTATACCAGGGGATATGACTTATCAGCAATGGCATGATAAATATGTAACTCAGAGTAATAGAAGTAATTCGTTTGAAGATAAAGTTAATGGAGCTAAGACTATTGAAGAATTAAACAATGTAACATTAGACAAGCAAAAATCTCTTGGGATTGCTAAAGTAGATTTATCCGGAGCAAATATAAACAGAGCTAAGGAAATATCTATACAGTTTAATAATCTATCTACTGAATATAATACAGAACCTATAGTGGAGTTAAGCATAAGCGATAGACTTCTTGGAAAACATTCGGTGGGAGAAACTATTAGAGGAAGTAAAGGGAAAGAGTGCATTATTAGACTAAAGGAAAGTGATAACGTAAAATACATAACAAAGGAAAAATACAAAAATATCAAAAGCGGAGATGGCATTCTTAACTTTGATGTTGTAGTTGATGAAGATAAGGCAAATATAAGCACAATAACACATGAGTTTGCGCATGCATTTGGAGATTCAACACAAGGTAATAATAAAGAGTTTTGGAAAGAAATTAAAGGCGTTAGAAACCTTTACGCAAGAGAAATGAAGGCTATAGACAAAAAGTCAATTGTAGATAAATCAATATCATATGACGAAGCTAAGTTATTAAAGAATCAAATTTTCATTTCAGAATATGCAAATAAAAGCATTGATGAATTTATGGCAGAAGCATTTACAGAAGCTAAACTATCTTCTAACCCTTCAAAATACTCTATGAAGGTCTTAGGGGTAATAGATAAATATTTTAAAAAGAAATAGTACTTACTTAGAAAAATAAGTAGGTGCTTTTATTATTTCCCATTTTGTTATATCATTATAGTAATGGTTATATATGGAGGGATGCACATGGGATTATTTGATTCAGCAGAAGAAAAAGCAAGAAAGAAAAAGCTTAAAGAGGAAGAAAAGGAACTAAAAAGAAAAGAGTTTGAAAGAATAATGGCTTCCAATCCAGAAGTAACAAAAAAATCTTCAACTAATAGTAATACAGTGAAAGATGATAAAATCCATTGCCCTAAGTGTAATAGTACACAGATTACTGCTCACAAGAAGGGTTTTAGCATGGGAAAAGCTTTTGTAGGAGGAATCTTATTAGGAGATGTGGGTAAAAATAAAATATTAATAACTTGTTTAAATTGCGGACATCAATGGAAACCTGGGAAAAAATAATATAGTAAATATTAAGCACTTACTTATGTAGGTGCTTTTATTATACTCAAAAAAAGGAGGATTAGGATATGGCTCTAATTATTAAAGTCATAGATTTCACGATAGATAAACAGCAACTAGCAACTAAAGATTACAAGCCAATAATATGTCCTTATAGATTTGCTGTATTTATAGGCAAAGAAAAAATATCTCCAGTTTTTGAAGGGACACTATTGGGCTTAGGGGATACTTTAGAACAATCAATGGAAGAAGCGATAGAATACATCAAACAGTTTAGGGATAGAGGTTATGTTTTCTCTATTTTGGAAAATAAAACATATAAAGAACATAAAATTAAAATACAGAAGAAGTTGATGAAGCGTGTAAAAGCATAAGTCATAAAAATAAGGAGGAATTCATTATGAATGATGATATTTTAAGAAAAGTTGAAAATCATTTAAATGTTACAGAGGTAAAACAGGGAGCCGAAATGCTAAAAGAATATGTACCCTCAATAGTAAGTATGAATAAAGATATGTATGAAGAGATGAAAAAGCAAGGATTTACAGATGAACAAGCTTTTAAATTCTCATGTCAATATACATTGAAAATGGTATTCCAAGGAGGTGAGAAATAAGTGATTTTAATTAACATTGCTGCTTTAATAGTTATTGCTTCAAGGGTATATGATATCTATGTAAATTATAATGTCAAAAAGCAAAATGACAGTTTAAAAGAAGTTACTGAAGGCATGAAAAGAGAACTAGATGGAATGAAAAAGACTGTAAGTTCAAATAGAAATGCAAGTGGTGAGATAATAAAAGAAAAATTACATTGTATTAAGAACGGATCTGTTGAATCTGAAGAGATAGTTCTAATTATTGATTCTAAAGAGGTTGCAAGAGTTGTTGTAGATTCAATCAATAAAAACCAGAAACAACAGGAGAAAAGAATTGAACCAGTATAAAGGGGTGATTAGTAAATGCCAATACCAGTACAAATAACATTAATAATTTGCGGAACTATAGTTGTTACTTCTGCTATAAGCACCATAGGAGATGTGGTTAAGGGTAAAAAAGAAAGGTTTATTCCTTCACAGGGATGCAATAGCGAATGTAAAGAAGATGAGTAAAGCTTACTGATACTATCAATAAGCTTTTATTTATGCCCTGAATACGGCTCTAAACTGTTCAGATAAAATAATTGAACCTAATGGGCATTGAATATTAGGGGCAAGGAGGATAATATGCAAAAAAGAAAATTAACCATGAATCTACAACTATTTGGAGTTCTAAATAATCCTTATTCAAGGAGATTTATGGCTCCAGATACAGGAGAAACCACTGGAACTTCTGGAACAGGGGAAACTGGTACAGATGGCGAGGGTGATGGAAAAGAAGGTAGTGAACAAACCTTTGATGATGTACTAAAAGATAAAAAATATCAAAGTGAGTTTGACAAAAGAGTAGCCAAGGCTTTAGAAACTGCAAAAACTAAATGGGATACAGATAAAGCTACTGAGTTGGAAAATGCTAAAACAGAAGCTGAAAAACTTGCTAAGATGAATGCGGAGCAAAAAGCAAAATATGAAGAAGATAAGAGAATCAAAGAACTAGAGAAAAGAGAAAAGGAAATAACAACAAGGGAACTTAAAGCACAGGCTTATGAAACATTAGCTGAAAAAGGGTTGCCTAAAGATCTAGTTGAGATACTTAATTACTCAGATGCTGAAAGCTGTAATAAAAGCATTGAAGCAGTAGAAAAGGCTTTTCAATCAGCAGTAGAGAAAGCTGTAAATGAAAAGTTAAGAGGGGGCAAACCTCCTAAAGATAACGGCAAAGGTTCAGGTGCAACAACATTGACAGGAGCACTTGAAGAATATTATAAAAACTAATAAAAGAAAGGATGATATTAAATGGCAATAACATTACAACAAGCAAAAGTGGGAATGGCTAATAAAGTAGATCAAATGGTTGTTGATGAGTTTAGAAGAGGATCTATTCTAATGGATAAAATCACATTTGATGATACAGTTTCTCCAGGAACAGGAGGTTCAACTTTAGTATATGGATATACTCAATTAAAGACACCAGCAACAGCGGGTTTCAGGGATATAAACACAGAATATACTCCACAGGTTGCAGACAGACAAACAAAGTCAGTGGAGCTTAAAGTATTCGGTGGAACATTTGATATAGATAGAGTTTTAGCAAATACATCTGGATCTATAAATGAAGTGGACTTCCAATTAAAAGAAAAGGTTAAAGCAACTATTAACTTGTTTCATAATGCTGTAATCAATGGAGATAAATCAGTAAAAGGATTTGACGGTTTAGATAAGATGTTAGTAGGTTCATCTACAGAAATTAATACAGGTTCTGTAATAGACCTATCAAACTCAGCGGCAGTAGATGCAAATTATAAAACTCTATTAGATTTATTAGATGAGTTTTTAGCGGAAATGGATGGAGTTCCAGATGCATTAATGGGAAATTCAAAACTTATAACTCGTATTAAGCAGGCAGCACGTAGAGCAGGTTACTTAACTCATAGTGAAGATGCTTTTGGAAGAAGTGTTGAATCATATAACGGCATTCCATTAGTTGATTTACAATACTACTATGATGGAACTACAACGAAGCCAACAGTACCAATAGTTACAAGAACTGTTGGAACTAGTACAACAGGATTAACAGATCTTTATGGTGCAAGATTTGCAATAGATGGACTTCATGCTGCTTCACCTGCAGGTGGGAAATTAATAAATACTTGGTTGCCTGATTTTAAGACAGCAGGAGCTGTTAAAAAGGGTGAAGTTGAAATGGTTGCAGCAACAGTATTAAAGAAGTCAAGAGCTGCAGGTGTTCTACGTAATATCAAAGTACAATAAGGTGGTGGAGTTAAATGTATGAAATAAAATTTAAGGATGACAATAAATATACTGGAGAATATGGGCCAGTCATGTTTATTGATGGGCTAACTAAGACCAACAATGAATGGTTAGCAGGATGGTTTGAAGGAAATGGATTCATAGTTAATAAGATTGAGGATACAGTAGTAAATTCTGAATCAAAAGATGGATATACTCAGGAAGATGAGGATCTAAATAATTTGACAATGGAAAAGTTAAAAGAAATAGTAGCAAATAAGGGAATTGAAGTTCCTTCTAAGATTAAAAAAGAAGAGTTAATAAAATTGATTGAGGAAGCGGAGTAATCCCTTCCTTTTATTCTTGGAGGTGTTTATATGACACAACTAGAAAAGCTTAAAATAAGACTTGGAATAGATAATGATGATACAACTAAAGATAATCTGCTAAATATGCTGCTAGAGGATGCACAAGCTGAAATATTAGACTACTGCAATAGAGATATTCTATTAAGCAAAATGGAAGGCTTACAAAGGGAATTAGCTATTACTTATTATAATAAACAAGGTTCTGAAGGCGAAGCTTCTAGGAGTGAAAATGGAGTATCTGTTAGTTATATTACAGAGATACCAGAAAGTATTAAATCACGCTTAAATGCATTTAGAAGATTAAAGATAGCAGGTGTAGCTAATGCGAATAAAGAATAAGAAACCTTACTACTTAAAAAGAAAGATAGTTATTGAAGATAATGAAGGCGGTAAGTATCCGGGGTACTCAGATGATCCAGTTACAATTAAAGCCAATATAGCTCCTGCTAGTGGCAAGCTGCAAGCTGAAATATATGGTGAGAGATTAAGTTATATGCTTAATATGCTTTATGATGAAAATGAAGTTATGGCTGAAGGTGATGGAATATGTGTTTATGTACCTAAAGAGAGTAAACCTGATTATAAAATAATTAGCATAAAAAGATATTCCCACCTGGTTATTGAGTTGGAGAAGATACTATGAGTAGTGTTGTAGGGTTAGAAAGCCTGCTAAAAAAACTTAATGCATTAGGCGGTAATGTTGAAGAAACTCTTTATAAAAGCATACAGAATCAGGGACAATTAGTAAAAGATGATGCTCAAGATTTAGTTCCAGTAGATACGGGAGATTTAAAGAAAAGTATCCATAGAGAAACTAAAAAACTTAAAGGGAAAATAGTTTCAATAATTTATACTAATTCAGATCATGCTGCTTACGTTGAGTTTGGTACTGGTAAGGTTGGAGAAGAAACTAACCAAAATACCAATGTGAGTGTTAGTTATAAACAGGATAAATGGCTAGTTAATATTCCAGACGTAGGACCAAGATGGATTAAAGGACAACCGGCTCAACCATATCTATATCCGGCTTTAAAAAACAATGAAGATAGAATTATTAAAAATATAAGACAGGATATTAAAGAAGCAATAAGAAAGGCGGCTAAGAGATGATTAATGTTAAAGATCAAATATACAATGCATTAAAAAGTATCTGTGAAAATGTAAGTGACAGTTATCCTTCTGAATGGTCTAAGTTACCAGCTATACAGTACGTAGAAGAAGATAACAGAGTTTATGAATTCACAGATGGTCAAGAGGATAAGTCTTATATAAGATATAAGATTGATATTTGGCACAATAGAAGCACGTCAGAGTACGCTTTAGAAGTTGATAAAAGAATATCATCTTTAGGGTTAACGAGAATACTGTGTCAAGATGTAGCAGATTCAAGTGGATTAAAACATAAAGTAATGAGATATGAAGGTGTAATTGATAATACAACAGAGTTTGTATATCAAGCATAGGAAGGAGGAAAATAGATGTTAGCAAATGGAATAAAATTAGCGTATAAAGAAAAAGGAGCTACAGGTGATTTTACTGAATTAAAGGGGCTAAAAGAAGTTCCTGAAATGGGTATAGAACCTGAGAAAGTAGACAATACAACACTGGCAGACACAGTAAAGCAATATGAAAACGGAATAGGTGATGCTGGAGATTTAGCTTTCAAATTCAAATATGAAAATAAAAGTGCTACTAGTTCGTACAGAATTTTGAGATTAGCACAAGAACAAAATAAGGTGTTAAGTTTTGAGGAAAAATTCCCAGATGGAACCGTGTTTACATGGGATGCACAACCAAGTGTTAAATTAGGTGGTGGCGGTGTTAATGCTGCTATTGAATTCACATTAAATATGGCACTACAAAGTGAAATTGATGTAGCAGATCCAACTACAACACCATAATAGGAGGAATATATAATGGCAAGAAAACAATTTGCAATATGGAAAGTAGGAGAGGAGGAATATAAGTTAAAGCTTAAAACTTCTTCTCTTTGTGATTTAGAAGAAAAATTAGGAACAAGTTTAATGAATATATTAGGCAATGGCAATATGCCTGCATTAAAAATAATGCTTACTATAACTCATTACGCTATGAAAGATTACAATGCAAACATTAAGTTTAAAGATGTACAAGAAATGTTTGATAGATATGTAGATGATGGTGGAAGTCAATTAGAGTTCTTTACTAAAGTTATAATGGATATATACAAGGTGAGTGGTTTTTTTACGGAAGCTCAAACGGAAATGATGGAAGAGAACTTGGAGAAAGCGGAGGAGCTTCTAAACGGATAGAAAGTTTCACAGAATTAATTGAAGGATTATACCCGCAGTTTTTAGATATGGGGTATGGTCCTTCTTTATTTTGGGATTCTTCTTTGCAAGAGATTTATGATTTTATAGAAAGTTATGGTAGACAACAACAACGAAAGTCTGAAGAGTACACTTCAGAACTAAAAAGTAGAGCATTACTTAATTCTGTATTGGCTAAACAGATAGGTGAACATGTAGCGTGTATGTTTAATAAAGATGCAACAGTAACACCTATACATGAGTGGTTTCCTACACTTTTCTCAAAGGAAGAATTTGAAGAACAAAATCAAGAAGCTAATATGGCTTTATATAAAGCTCAAATGGAGGATTTTGCATTTAGGCATAACTTAAAAACTAAAAGAAAGACCAACTATCAAAAGTCAATAGGTAAATGAAAAAAGTTTATTGTATATGGAATGGATTTTTATGCATTA